TCTAGCTTCAGGATCATCAAACCGGACTTCTCCACCCTGACGTTCTACTGCTCCAGCTATTTCTGATAACAACACCGTTTTACCACTTCCCGATGGACCAAAAGCCTCTACTAAGATACCTCCAGGCAAACCCCCACCTCTTATACGCCCACCAGATATAGCTAAATTTAACAAAGTAGAACCAGTGCTAATAACAGTACCAAAATTACCATCATATTCTTTTTCTTCCTCAGGCTTTTTAACTTTGGTTCTACGCACCATTTGAGTAGAAAGTTTGTTGTTTGTTCTTGTTCTTTCCATTATAGTTTTATCTTAGTAAGAATAAAATTTATTTGATCTTCAGACAATCCTTTCTTGGATAACTCTTCAGTTAATTGTCTTTTAAAAACAACCATAGATTTAGTACCTGAAGATTTTTTATACACCTTCCATTGTTTATTGACTCTTACTACTATACGTTGTAAAAGAGTATTATCAGATTCAGTTTGTCGTTTTTCTGATACCCAATTCTCTAATAGATACCGGAATATAGCAGATTTAGAAGTACCATAAGCAGCAGAATATAAAGTCATAAAATCAGAAATAGGTGAGGGTAATGAAACCCCCACCAATCTGAAATCATCTCTTTTATTATTATTTTTGAGCATATTCATATTACTCGTTTTTTTCCTTTTCAGCTACACACTCTGACCATATATCACAAGTATCACAGACATCATATTGTTCAGCATCTACCCCAAATTTAAGTTTATGAGGACAAACTTTTTTACTAGATTTAGCAATAGGTTTCTTTACTGGGGGTGTTTCTTCCTCTTCTTCAACTATGATAGGTTTCTTAGCAGGTTTCTTTACCGGAGCTGGTTCATCTTCTTCCTCTTCAATTATTATGGGTTTTCTTACACTTCTGCGAACAGGTTTTTCTTCTTCTTCATCAGGAGCAGGTTTGCTTATTTTCTTAGCCACTCTTTCTTTAGGAGCTTCTTCAATATCTTCATTATCATCTACAGGTTTGAATTTACTCTTACTTTTGATAGGTTTATCCTCAGGTTCCATATCTTCATCATCTATTTCAAGGAATTTAGCTTCCAATTCCTTATAAGATAATTGAGTCAACATATCATCCAAACTAGGAATATCATCCAATAAACTATCATCATATTCTTCATCCCTTTCCAAGAAGTCAATCCTATTAGCTTCAGGATAAGGTTTAGCAGTAGTCATAGAACCTGGTTCAAAACGAATTTTTAAAGTAAGTCCTTCATGTAAATCGGGGAATATTTCAAAATCAGGATTCTCTTTTAATTCTTTGGTAAGTAATTCCTGAAATAGAAAATCAGAAATATCAAAAATATGAGGTACTTCTTCATACTTCTTTGAACCTTTAGGGATTACAATATAAAGATTCCTTTTGGATGAATTAAGAGGCTTTAAATCTTCCTTAGGAGCACCTTCTTTTTGCATTTTAGCTCTATGCTCACAAATAGGACATTTCTTACCAAAAGAAGAAAGGCATACTACAGAGTCACCATTACCGGCTCCTACATTACTATGTCTGCGATAAGGTCTGCGATACCATAAAGAACCTTCTACTGCAGTTCCTTCCTGAGCATCTCTATCAGGATGTTTCTCATCAGTTACTACATAAGGAATGAAATCCAATTTGACTGTTCCTTCCGGTTCAGGATTAAAAAAGGATATACCTTTGGGAGCACGTAAATAATTAGAACCCCCTCCTGTACTGGCTGTTCTTTGTGCATTGGAGGCTACTTTACCTCTGAAACTACTTTCTCTTTTCTTCGTTGCCATCGTTTTTTGTTTTAGTTGAATGTTTATTAAATTTATTATATAAAAATCTATCTATTTCTTTCAATGCTGCTTTGGTAAGAATCCTACCAATTATATATATACTTATTCCAATAACAAGTATTTTAACTATTAATTCTAACCAGTCTTTCATGATGTCCTCCTTCTTTGTATTTTAGCAGATATACCAGCACTTACTTTCTTATCCCAATTAGCTCTTTCCTCAGTTAAGTTTCTAGGCATCTTTGGACCAGCAAAATAGTTTTGTCCATGTAAAGTTACTAAAGCTTCCAAGGCAGCTTTCCTAGTGAAGGATATTTCATTTTTAGCTACTTCTGCCATATTTAGTTCATACTGAGCTTCCACCCATTCATCCTTAGCAGCTTTATGCCTAACATGATTTCTATAAAAAGCTTCAATATTAGGGGCAGTAGGTTTAACTCCTGATCCTAAATAACGATCTGGGTCTTGATTAGCAAGTTTGATTAGTTCTGCCCTAACAATCTTGATCTTCTCCTCAGATAAGGTTAAAGCTTTCCGACATTCAGCATAATGCTTTCCATAACGCATAGAAAGATTTGCCTGTTCACACCACTCAACGTCCAGAGCAGAATCATCAATTCTTATGTCATCTTCATAGTTCATATCATTTATTTTTAATTATAGATTCATTTGCTTTTTAAGTTCAATAACTTCTTCTTCAAGATATTCTATGTAAGAAATTACATCACTGAGATTATCTTCTGAAACATTCTTATCCCCAACATAAATTTGTAAGTGCTCATCAAAAGGAGAATCTTTTACTCCAGCATCATACTTTAATCTAAGGTCTTTTTGAGTCATATCATTTGTTTTTAATTATACTATAACAAGCTAACACTAATTGAGGAAAACCTGAGTCATAAAAAGGGTTGATAAATTCTTCCAGTATTAACCCACATAAGACGTTATCACTTTTCAGTAAGGTATTGGAGGCATAACCAAGTACTGCCCTTCTTATGCCCTCAGGTTCTTGTTCCTTTAATCCGGTAAGTATAGTACTAATCTTTTTCCAAGATACATTCTGTTCTAATAAAGCTCTACATAAAGCTATGGATTCAGACACTTCTAAAGCCGTTTGCTGGGCGATCTCTAGTCGCCTGTCTTCCGGTACGGATAAAACCTGTTCGAGGATTTGAATAGCATTTCTGGGGAATCCTAGAGAATCGGAAATAATCTGGTCATAAACTTCCTTTTCAATGTTCTCTCCTTCAGCTCTGACTATCTTTCTTAACAACCCATACATCTGAGTTTCCGGTAAAGGTTTTACTTGAAATTGCTGACACCTTCCTTTTATAGTACCTATCACTTTATTAGGATCAGTGGTACAAAGAATAAAGTAAATATGTTCCGGTGTATCTTCCAATATCTTTAGTAAAGCATTTTGAGCATCTCCGGTCATTTTATGACATTCATCAATTACCCAAACCCTACAATCTCCTTCAATAGGTCGGTATTGAGTTTTAGAAATAATATCCCGTATGGTATCTATACCTCTATTATCAGCAGTATTTACTTCTGTATAATCAGCACTATCCATATAACAACCTAATTCATTAGCAATGATTCTAGCTAGGGTGGTTTTACCACAACCTGTACTTCCATGTAATAAAAATACATGAGGACAGGTTTCTTTGTTCTCCAACATAGTAGTTAAAGCAGTTACTACATCAGCATTTCCCTTAATCTCTGTCAGGGTAGCTGGACGATATTTTTGATATAAACTCATATAAAATTCTTTTACTTATTATACAATAAATTTAATTAATATATTTTGTCTTATCTGCCCAGCTACCATCAACCGGACAAAGCTCCATTTCCACATCTAATGGTACATTGATCCATTCCCAAGCTTGAGGAAGTGCTTGAGTGGTTATACGTCTAGCAACCTTAGCCACATGTTCCAATTCTCTAGGAGCTACATCCACAATTATAGAATCATGAATCTGTCCTACTAATTTAGCATCCCAACCTTGAGATATTCGGGTTTTATCTAATTGAATAAAACTCCAAAGTAAACAATGGAAAGCAGAACCTTGACCAGGATAGTTATTAACTTGTTTCTTATCCATTACTCCACTACACCGGAATCCTGTAGGTAAATCAACATATCCGTTCTTTTTATAATCATCCCAATTTTGATTTTTCCATTCAGAATAAACTTTAAATCTTTTTCCCCAAAAATCTGCTTCAATCTTTTTAACATGTTCTTCAAACATGGTTAGTGTTTTAATCCCTTTAGAAAGGAAATGATCTGATAAAGTTCCTTCAGGCATAGCAATACCTTGATTGGGTAACCATTTCCCATAGCCTAATTTACCATGATTACAAGCTATTTGATCAGCTACATTCTTCCAATAACTTCCATAAAATTCAGGGAATACAAAACCATTCTTAGCTATGTAGCGTAAATTACTATGCTCTGGTAAAGATTTGTCCAGCTTATCTAATAAAAATAATTGAATAGCTACATCTCTATGCATATCTGATTTAGGATCAGAAACATATTTAACCAATTTTGGGTCTTTATTAATACAGGCATTAATCCTTACCTCTATTCCACTGTAGTCAATTTCTAAGAACTGATGACCAGGTCTAGGAAATATTGCTCTTCTACAAAGTTGCATTACTTCTTCATCCCTCTTTGGTATATTCTGAAAATTAGGACTATCAGAACTACTGCGAAAACTACGCACTAAATGAAGATTATAGAAAGGATGAACCACCCCATCTATTTGTTCATTGGCAAATCCATTCAATACATCCCAAGGTTTCTTGAATCGGGTAGTTTCTAATAACAAGTTAAGTTCCGGTATGTTAAGTTGCTTCAATGTTTCTTCATTAGTGCTACCTTGCCCTGAAGCTGTAAGATTCCCTACATCAATTTTCTTAATCTTATAAAGAAAATTAGAAAGTTGTTGAGGGGAATGAATATTTACTTTATTCTTAGAAGTATGTTGCCAATGCTTAAAGAAGTCAGTAGCTTTAATTTGATCTTCAGTACGTTGCTTCTTCTTTACTAG